TATCGCCAACTGGTTCGGGAAAATCTCTTATTATTTACTGCCTTATCAGATGGCATGAAAAGTTTGGAAGACGGCAACTTATCCTTGTGCCAACAACAAGCCTTGTTGAGCAGATGTATAGCGACTTCCAAGATTACTCAACGATAAATAATTGGAAAGCAAGTGAACACTGTTATCGAATTTATGGAGGACATGAGAAGTCCAATCAGTACGATGTTGTTATTAGTACTTGGCAGTCTCTTTATAAGTTGCCCAAAAAGTTCTTCTCAGAATTTCAAACCATTTACGGAGACGAAGCCCATTTATTTAAAGCCAAAAGCCTCACAAGTATTCTCAACAAGTGTGAAACCACGCCGTTCCGTATAGGAACTACCGGTACTTTAGACGGCACCAAAACACATAAGTTAGTTCTTGAGGGATTATTTGGATCCGTCTTCAAGGTTACTACTACAAAAAAGCTAATAGATAGTAAGACATTAGCTGATCTCAAAATCAATAATATTATTCTTGAATATGATGATGAAAGCCGAAAGCTAGTTAAGGGCATGACATACCAACAAGAGATGGATTTTCTTGTATCTAATAACAGAAGAAATATTTTTATTAGAAACTTATCCATATCTCAAAAAGGCAATACGTTAGTTCTATTTCAGTTTGTAGAAAAACATGGTAAACTTCTATATGATATGATTTGGGCTAAGTGTCAAGATAGGCAAGTCTTTTTTGTTTTCGGTGGGACAGATACAGAGCAACGAGAACAAATAAGGCAATTGACAGAGAAAGAAAATAATGCTATAATAGTGGCATCGTATGGAACATTCTCTACAGGAATTAATATTAAAAATTTACATAATATTATATTTGCTTCTCCTTCAAAATCTAGAATTCGAAATCTACAAAGTATCGGGCGAGGATTGAGGACTAGTGAAAATAAAACATCTTGTAATTTATATGATATAGGTGACGATTTATCTTGGAAATCCAAAAAGAATTATACATTATTACATATGATTGAAAGAATAAAAATTTATAATGATGAACATTTTAATTACAAGCTAATAAAGGTACCGTTAAAATGACCAGTTTAGTTAAAAAATTTATTAAATTGCATAACGGTGATGTTTTAATATGTTGTATGGATAAAATAGACAATTTATTTGATACAAAATCAATTACAATAATTGATCCTGTTTTTATATTATCCATTAGAATTCCTAGAATGGGGATGATAATTGAAAGTTATGTTTTAAAACCTTGGATACCATTTAGTAAAGATAATATTGTGGATTTAATAACTTCTTCTATTCTAGCTGTTAGTGATCCTGAAGATAAGATTATCGAACAATATGAGAAATTTTTAGATGATGAGAAAAAAAGATCAAATGAAAACCAATTAGTAGATGACTCATCTGATGATGATATGTCCAACGATCTTGAAAAAATCATGAGTATGATTACTAACAATAGGGAAGAAAATGAAGAAGATGAAAACGACAACCCAACCAGAGTCCTACACTGAACAATTAAAAACAACTTCACATTATGTAGATAATAAAAAGTTTTATCAGGCATTAGTAGAGTATAAAGCTTTATGTGATATAGCTATTGCTGAGGGAAAAGAAAAACCTATTATACCAAATTACATAGGTGAATGTTTTCTAAAAATTGCCACACACTTATCATATAAATCTAATTTTATAAATTATACTTTTAAAGATGATATGATTAGTGATGGTATTGAAAATTGTCTAACGGCTGCTGATAAATTTGATCCAACAAAATCAACAAATCCCTTTGCATATTATACACAAATTGTTTATTTTGCCTTTGTCAGAAGAATTCAAAAAGAGAAAAAACAACAGACCACTAAATACAAAATGATTGAGAGTATGGATTTAGATCAACTTATTACTCAAGAACATGACCAGGGAGAATTCAATAATCAATTCTTAGATTATTTGAAAAAACAAATAGATCATATTGATATTGATAAAAGAGTGCTACCTTTTCCTAAAAAGAACAAATTAGCCGAAGAACATACTAGTAATCCTCTTGACTTAGACGATTAGTATACTATATAATATATCATGAAACACTGGAGTGATTATGTCTAAAATTAAAGTATCAGAATTATTTTATTCAATTCAGGGTGAAGGCCGCTTTATGGGCGTACCAAGTGTCTTTTTAAGAACATTTGGTTGTAACTTCACTTGTGATGGATTTGGAAAACCAAAAGGGGAAAAAAGCGATGAAAGAGACATCATTGCACAACACGCGGATCAGTACAAAGATTATAAATCTTTGCCTTTGGTTACTACAGGTTGTGATAGTTACGCTAGTTGGGATGTTAGGTTCAAGCATCTTAGTCCTTTGTTGTCTATTGATGGTATTGTTAATGCCATTCTACATATGTTACCTCATGGCAAGTGGACAAGTGAGCATCTCGTTATTACAGGAGGCGAACCACTCCTTGGGTGGCAAAGAGCGTACCCTGATCTCCTCTCGCATCCCGATATGGTCAATCTTCAAGAGCTCACGTTCGAGACCAACGGAACACAAGAGTTAACTACAAAGTTCTCTGAATATCTAAAAATACATTGGCGTAAAGGTTGGGATCGTTTAACATTTAGTGTTAGCCCTAAGCTAAGTGTCAGTGGTGAAAAATGGGAACATGCAATTAAACCTGAAGTAATTAAACAATATCAGGATCATGGTTACGTTTATCTAAAATTTGTTGTTGCAGATGAAAAAGATGTCGCAGAAGCAGCAATGGCTGTAGAATGTTATAAGGATAACGGGTTTACAGGACCAGTATATCTTATGCCTGTTGGTGGTGTTGAATCTGTATATACTATGAATAATAAGAATGTTGCATTGATGGCAATGAAGAAAGGCTGGCGCTATAGTGATAGACTTCAAGTGCCTTTATTTAAGAATGAGTGGGGAACCTAATGAGTAATAAATTAGTTGAAGATGCACCGTATCATCCCGGATACGAAGGTGCGGTTTTTGGTCGTCCAATGAGTGAAGTAATTCGTGAAAGAATAAGAAATGGCAAAGCTAGATTTTTTGCTAATGATAATATTTCTTCTTATATTCATGACGAAAATGAAATGGATCAGTTAGTAGATGAAGTAGCGGAAAAATTTGAAGGAGTACTTCGTAGTCTTATTATTGACACTGCTAACGATCATAACACTAATGAAACAGCACATCGAGTTGCTAAGATGTTTGTTAAAGAAACATTTAGAGGTCGATATGCTAGTCCTCCCAAGGTTACAGCATTTCCTAATGTTACAGAGTATGATGAATTATATGTGACTGGTCCAATCACTATAAGGAGTACTTGTGCTCACCATTTTCAAAACATTGTTGGTAAAGCATATATTGGCGTATTTCCGGGCAAGAATGTTATCGGTCTTAGTAAATTTAATCGTATTACGGATTGGATCGCTTCTCGCCCGCAGATTCAGGAAGAAATGACTGTACAAATTGCAGATGCAATTGAAAAAGAAACTGAAGCTGATGGTGTTGCAGTATTGATTCAAGCTGAGCATCATTGTATGACTCATCGAGGTGTTAAGGAACATGAATCAGATATGACTACATCTGTTATGCGAGGCCAGTTTAGAAAAGATCCTTCTTTGAAACAAGAATTTTTTAATATCGTACATAAAATGAAATGAAATTATACGAACGAAGAATAGCATTTTGTATCAGTGACCAACATATGGTGCCACATGGTGGCATCGGTCAATTTGCAAAAGGCTTTGTTGAAATGTCAGCAAAGTTAAATTGGAAAGTAGATTTAATTTTAGATAAAGCACCATCTAATCCATTTACAAAATTAGTTCAATCTCTTGGGGCAGAAATTATTTCGCCTATTGTACCAGTGTCGTATAGTAAACACACTGGTACTTTTGCCTTTAATGATTCAATTAATTTTGAAAAGATGCAGAACTTTAGAGATTCATTAATGTATGCTTTAAGTAAAAATCTATATGATATG